ATTGGAATAATTTAATTGCATCTGGTTCCATTTCCTTTGCAATCTTCTCAAAGTCTTTATCTTCTTTTACTAGATTTTTTAACATAACTGTAGTAGATGCGAGGTGGACATTTTCATCTCGTGCAATAAATTTAATAATCTTTGCATTACCTTCCATCTTTTTAAGTTCAGCGAATGCCCATGAACACGCAAATGATACATAGAATCTAATACCCTCTAAGGCATTTGCACTTAACATGGCCATATAGAGAGAGCGCTTATGGTCCATCTTGTTAGTAGGGCCATGATTTGCATCTATTAAATCATCATAGTATTTTGCAATATCTTTACCACAATCAAGTATTTCTTTTACATCTAGTAAACCATCGAATACAATAGAAGGATTACTATAGACATTTCTAATAATATGAGTATAGCTTCTGCTGTGGATAGTCTCAAAGAAAGACCAGGTTTCAATCCAGTTTTCAACTTCTGGTAATGAAGCGATAGGTAAGAAAGCCATATTAGGAGCTCTACCCTGAACAGAATCAAGTAGAATTTGCCTTTTAAGGTTAGATGTGAAAATATGTTGTTCATGTTCTGTAAGTCCTTCAAAATCTTTTTTATCTTTTGAAATATCTACCTCTTCGGGTCTCCAAAAGAATCCAAGTTGTTTTTCTGTAATCTTATCTAGTTGAGGATATTTTAATATATCGAATCTTTGCACGTCTACTGCTTCATCTAAAAACATATTCTTATCCATGTGGGATTTTCTATTCTTCTTCAATACTGCCATTCACTTTTCCTTTTTTTCTAAATCTTTTATTATAACCTTTTTTAATACTCTTAGTAACACCCGGCTTTGTTAGATAACAATACCATTTACGAGCACTAGTTAGAGCATCCCATTCCGCACCACCCTTTAAGGGTATTCTTTCTTTCTTCATATCTTACAACTATCACAATCATCTTCATCAATAATTGTCTGTTCTAGTTCTGGTAAATCTTCTTTCATTTCTCCAGCTCCATCATAGGTGTTAAAGTAATAAAGTTGTTTCAATCCATACTTATATGAGGTTACTAAATCTTGTAGCATAACAGACATAGGTATTTTATTATCCTCATAGTGTTCTGGATTATAAGAAGTGTTAACACTAATACCTTGGTCAACATACTTCTGTAAGATAGCACATATCTTTAGATAACCATCTGGAGATTCTTGTTCCCAGAGTAGGTCATATTTATTTCTAAGGTAATGATAACCTGGAACTACTTGTGCCAGAACACCATCCTTAGACTGTTTATATGATACTAAAGCACGTGGTGGTTCAATACCATTAGTACTATTAGAGATTTGTGCAGATGTTTCAGCGGGCATTAATGCCATTAGAGTACTGTTTCGAATCCCTGTGGTTTTGAGTTGAGTTCTCAGCTCGTCCCAAGGTAGTCTTTCTTTATGCTCTATTAAATTATCTACTGCACTCTTATATGTAGTATTTGGCGTATCTCCAAACGCGTATTTTGTCTGATTATTTAAAGGTATTTTGCCTTTTTCTTCAGCTAAGTTTGCAGATGATTTAATAAGATAATAACTCCATGCTTCTGCATATTCATCTACTACTTCGAATGCATTTTCATTATATTTAAGACCTCTTTTAGCCAAGAAGTATGCTAGATTAATAATACCAACACCCAATGGTCTACGATTCATTGTAGATATCTGTGCAGCAGGTATAGGATAATCTTGGTAATCAAGTAACTCATCAAGAGCTCTTACAGATAAATCACAATACTTTTCAAATTCAGATGGTTCATTTATTAAACCCCAATTAATTGCACTGAGTGTACATAAAGATATTTCACCCTCTGGATCATTAACATCATTTAAAGCTTTAGTAGGTAAGTTAATCTCACAGCATAGATTAGATTGTTTGATAGGAGCTTCTTCTGCAATAAAAGAACCATGGTCATTTGCGTGGTCAACATTCATTACATATATTCTACCAGTATCTTTTCTTTCTGTAAGTAATTTTTGGAATACTTCTAGTGCAGGTATAGTTTTCTTTCTAACGGAATATGCTCTTTCATACTTCTCATAGAGTTCTTTAAATTTATCTTGGTCATCAAAGAACGCTTCATATAACCCTGGCACGTCATTAGGGTCGAATAGCGTGATGTTCCCACCTGATAGTAGTCTTTCATACATTAACTTGTTAAGTTGGAATGCATAGTCCATGTGACGGACTCTATTCTCTTCAGTACCTTTATTATTCTTTAATACTACTAGGTCTTCAAACTCATAATGCCATATAGGTAGATAGACTGTAGCCGCCCCACCTCTAACGCCACCTTGGCTACAAGACTTAACTGCAGACTGAAAGTACTTTAAGAATGGTATAAGTCCTGTATGTACTACTGACCCGTCACCAACTCTTGCACCTTCTGCTCTTATCTGCCCTGCATTGATTCCGATACCTGCTTTCTTACTTATATACCTTACAATAGAAGAGGCGGTAGAATTAATAGAATCAAGACTATCATCAGATTCAATAAGCACACAGGAGGAAAACTGCCTAGTCGGAGTTCTAACTCCAGCCATAATTGGAGTAGGTAATGAAATATAGAATTGAGAAATCGCATCATAATATTCCTTTACATATTTCATGCGTTCTTCTATTGGGTAATTACTAAAGAGTGTTGCCGATACCATCATATATAACATCTGAGGTGTCTCGTAATGTTCTTTAGTCTTTCTATCTTGTACTAGATACTTACCTCTAAATTGTTCCATACCAGCATATGTAAATGTATCATCACGTTCATGCTTAATATAAGAACCCAATTCACCTAGCTCCTCATCGGTATATTTTTCTAATATACCACTATCATAAACTCCACTTGATACATTATATGCAATTAGTTTTTTAAGAGTCCAAGGTTCATAATCTCCATAAACTTCTTTTCTTAACTTATAAGAGATAAGTCTTGCAGCAACGTATTGATAGTTGGGTGTGTGTTCTGAAATAAGTTCTGACGCTGACTTAATAAGTAGCTCATGAATATCATATGCTGGAATCTTATCATAGAGTTGAATATTAGATTTTAATTCTATCTCAGACATAGACACGCCGGTAAGACCAGCAGTTGCCCATTCTAATACTTTATGTACTTTATCTAAATCAAATTCTTGGCTGTCGCCGTTTCTTTTTGTAACCTTTATGGTCATAGTGTTAGTGCCTATCATTATATTTCTCGGTTTTAATAGTATATATTATACTACACTTTACGTGCAATGTAAATAGTTATTTACTATTTTTTTCTAATTTCTCTATCCTTTTCATAAGCTTTGGGTAAGCTTCGAATTCATGTAACTCTTTACATGGATGAGAATTGGCCTCAAGGGCATCTAACCTCTCTGCGGCGAGAGGGTATTGTTTTCTGAACTTGGCGTCTTTCTTTATTAGTTCAAGTTCATATTTATCGGCAAAATATTCCATAAATCTATCTACTTGCTTTTGGAACCAGATACCAACTGTAGTATCTTGGAACCACTTATAGAAAGAACTACCAATAATTGATGATAATATAGATTTAAGTGTAAGGATTATTAGCCAATGCATGATTACTTCTCCTTAGTACTTAATCTTTTAATTGCCTTAACATAGTTAGGCATTCCATGGTCTACAACTCCGTCAAAGAATTTAAACCTTTTCCATGAATTAAAGATACCATAGAACATATCGCCCCAAGTTGGTTTAAGTTGCTTATCACCATTTCTATTAAAGTAAATCATTTGACCATGGTGTCTAAATCCTAGCCATGCTGGTGGGATTCTACATACTATATCATTATTATTCATAAATCTATAGTGATTACATTTTATATTTTTAATAAATCTCTTACCTCCAACTCTTGGTGAGCCGAATGTGAAAAGTTCATGTGGTTGATAGCGGGTAGCACTAATTGTAGCCATAGCAGCACCTAATGAATGACCAGTATAATATACATCTTTTCTTACCTTTAGTTGGTCATTATGCTCTAGTTCTTTTACGATTTCCATCCATAAATCATCTACTTCTTGTTGGAATCCACCATGTACTTTACCACCTGCCATTGCAGAATTCTTAAATACTTTTAAGTCTGCCATAACATCATTCAGTTTACTTGGTTCAGTTCCTCTAAATGCAAACCATAAATCATTTCTATCTTTAGCAATAAGTACTTCTGCACCATCCTTAGATATTAATTTAACCCATGCAAAGCCTAATTTCTTTGCTGCTGTTATAGCAGGTTTTTCGTTCATATATGCAATTGCGGATAACTTAGCGGCTATTACTGCCCTATCCCATTTACTCCCTTCTTTCATTCTAGTCGTTGCCATTTTCATTCTCCACTTTAATTTCAACTGCTCCAGCGTCTTCATCATTTATCGTTACATTCCTATAGTAAACTATCACCTCGCCGAGCTGATTAATATATCTTTTAATTTCCTGAGTATTATAAGACATAAGCTCATAATCATCAACCGTCATGGCAACAAAAACAATATCACCACCATGTTTCTTTTTAATATCATCTATAAACCTATCGAGATATGTATACCCTTCAGGATATAAATCTTCTCTACCTAACTTACAGTCGGCCTTTTTGGTTTCTGGATTCTTTAAACAGTTTTCAATGATAACAGTATCTGATACTACATACCATTTAGGTTCTTTTAAATCTATTGCTCTAGGCATTACTGGCTGAACAATATCTATCTTAACAGGTTTTGTAATTATTTCAACTTCCCTTGGGGCTTGTTGAAGTAGTGAACAACCACTAATCGTTAAGAGTGCTAATACGCTGACTATCTGCTTCAATCGCATCGAATGCCTCCTTTGTTCTAGTGTTTGCTCTAAGTTCTATTAGGCCAGGTTTTGCACTTGCCAACTTAGTTAAGTTATGGCGTCTGAATATATCTAAGTATTCGGCCATCTCTGCTTCTATATTTTGATTCTTTACTTGTAACCCAGAAAGGGCTTGAGTTGTTTTTGTGAGGTTATTCTGAATAGATTCAATAGTTGCTTTCTGTTCTTGGTCTCTTAGGTCTTGTGCTAAGATAACTTTTGTCTGTTCCTCAATTTTATTTTTCATAGGAACTACTGATAAATTATAATATAAGGTACATGATAAACCCATAGCAAATATAATTCCCAACCAAATTTTTGTCATAATATTATTCTCTCTTCTTACTTAGGTGTTATAGACTGTAAGTGAAGCTTCTGTGCCTTTAATTCTTTTTTGGCCTCATTAGCTTTACGTCTAGCTAGCATTCTTTCTACAAACTTTCTACCTTCTTTAGTACGACCATCGTACACTTTCTTTTTATGTTTCTTAACTTGTGCGGGAGTTAGTGCATCGGATGGCATAGAAACTCCGCCACCTGCAACTGAATTGGCTGCTGCATCTTCCCAAATATCTTTAAATGATTTCATCTTTTTATATTCCTATTACTTATATATATCTTCTGCGCAGTTTGAACATGATGCACTTCATATATATTTTGGTTAAAGAATGAACCAACTGGGTCTAAAAATTCTGTAACCTTTACTTTAGTCTTTTCTCTGGCAATAATCTCTCCTGTAATAGGAGATGCTATATCTTCGGATAGTATGTAAACACCTGGTCTTAATTTATTATCTTCTTGGAACCAAGTTGATTCTTCCAATATATCTTCTTCAAAATCACCAATAACTTTAGTTAGAACCTTTTTAATTGATTCTTCTGACATACCGGTTTCTTCTTTAATGAGGAAGAGTGCAGCTGCATAACTAGCTAGTTTACTTTTACCAAATGGTAATTTACCAAGTACTCTTTTAATATTAAATACTAATCTATGGAAAACAGTGTATGAGCTTTTCTCTTCTGGAGTTGTAGCCTTCTTGAGCTTTTTACCATTCTCATCTACTAACCCTAGTTCAAAGGCCTTAGACTTTTCCCACGGCGTAGTTAGTAGCCTTAAAAACCTAAAGGCATATACTAAATCACCTGTTCTGGATAAAACTCCCATTAAATTTCCCTTAATCTTTTAATAATAAAATCATCCATAGGTATTTCTACCCACTCATCTTCTCTTAAATAATTTAAAAATACTAAAAATGGTTTAAGGTAGGGATAATGTTCTTCCTCTACCTTAAATTCAATCATTCTATTTGCATTCTTTATACCAAATACATTATATAAGACTATTAAATGGTTTAAAATTAACCTTTCTTGTAAATCGTCATGCATTTCATAACGACTTAATAGTCTTTTAATATATTTAAATCTATTTAAGTCCTCTTCAAATTCTTCTACTTCAATACATTCTGGATTGTCATAGTTATTCATTGCAAAGAGCTTAAAGTTCTTATTCGTCAGTGTGTCAAATATTTTCATCATATATTATATATACTTCCAAAAAAGGCCAGTAGTTACTTATTTGAAGTTGGTCCGTTTACCTTAGCCTTATATTTTTTAACAATCTTTTGTACATTTCTATCAGCAAGAAACTTAGTTAAAGAAGCTTCATCGCCGTAAAATTCTAAAGACGCTGGAGCAGAAGAACCACCATCAAAACTTGCTACATGCATTTTTTTAATTTTACTAATTAGTTTATCCATCTGATCCATTTCGGCTTTAGTAAATCCAAAATCATCGTTAAATTTATTAGATGAATTACCTTTAATTACATGAATAAACATATATGCTTCATGGCCTTTTCTATCTCGATCTTTATAGTTTTTCATGTCTCTAACATCTTCTTGAACATCTTCATTTTTTGCTTTATAGTTCTTATCTACATAGTTAAAGAATTCTTTTCTTTTTTCTTTATCTAATTCAGCTGGAGATTCAGCACCAAACTTTTTAAGAGCCTTTGCAAAGAAAAGTTTATACTTCTCTTCTTCGGAAAGTTTAGCCTCTTCTTGAGATTCTTCTTCCTCATGTTTGGTTTCTTTAACTACTGTACCATCCATATCTTTCTCGCCAGAAGATTTAACTTTATGTAAAGCTTTAAAATCTTTCTCACCCTTTGCTCTAGGCTCTTCAGGCGATTCATTTTTTGGCTTGTCGTGAGTATAACCTTTCTTAGAAAGTTCTTTATGGTCTTTCTCATCTTTAGCTACTTTCTTCTCACCAGTTTCGGGATGAAACATATCGTGAGGATATTTAGCCTCTTCTTTTTTTACTTTACCCTCTACTACGTCCCTTACAGTCGCAGCAATATCTAGGGTTGCTTGGTCATTAATTTTCATATTATTCTCCTATGTTATGAAAAGCATTCCTGTAATCCCTGTGGCTGCTGCCGCTATGATTATCCAGAATAATTTATTAATTATCGTTACTGTTGATGCATTGTCTCTTACCAATGTATCTAATTTATCTACTCTATTTATAAGAGATAGAATTTGTTCACCTTGTTGTTTACCGAATTCGGTCAACGTAATGATTTTTTCTTCAGCCCGAGCTAGGGCTATAATAGCTTCTGACATCTGGTCAATCTTAGTTTCGATTCTATCCAGACGTGCTGCTTGTTCTGCTCTTTGTTCAGCTGCTGTTGGCATGTTTATAAACCCTACATTTAAGGGGTGTTGCCCCTTTGATTAATCTATGGTACTCTTCTTTCTTAATATCGAATACCATTCCTTTTTTAAGTAGCCAAGGTAGACATTTTTGTAACTGAAATTGCCAACCTTCACCTTCTAATATTTCTATTTCTCTATCTTCCATATCTCGGTGCCAAACAAATTCTCTATCTTCTATAGATGGGTCAAAGGTTCTAACTTCACCATCTTCCCAATAAGGTTTACCAAAAGTAATTTCCACCACCTGAGAGTCCTAAGCTTTTAGCATAACGCGGTAATCGACATGCCCAATAACCAGATGACAT